ACGGTGGATTTAATATTTCTTCTTCTGTATAAAAGGTGCCCAATCGACCCTGTGACATTGCTACTACTGGCCCGACAATAGCGCTGACATTTGAACCTGCTGCGACTCGAGACTTTTTATATGATAAGAATATATCAGGTTCATGAATACAACCACAGTCCGTAAAATATATCCAATCAGATTTGGTTGCAGAGACTCCTGTATTCCGTGCTGCAGCTGGGCCCCTATTTTTATCATGTCTTATCATTTTAAATGGAGTAGATATATCAAATGGTATTTTTAATGGTGGTTCAGAACCATCATCAACTACAACAATCATTGCTAACCCGAATCTATCAAGACTCTGCAGCGTTGTTTCAAGACCTTCTTGATCATTATATGCTGGAATGACAGACACGATATCATTAGTAAGTATTTCTGGTGTAGAAATTAATTCCTTATTTGTAATATCTATTGGTATACGATTCAATTTCTAATTCTTCCCTGAGTTTAGGTAAATCCATGATATTATTCTATTCCAATTCCTAATTTAATTTTATTGATTAGATAATTACGTACAAACCCCGAGCGCACGATGTCGCCTAGGGTAAACTCTAGACAATTAAACTCTTCCATTTCTTCCAATATTCTCAAAAAATCATGTAGTCCATTTCTTTCATTTTGATTAACCAAATCAGTTTGATCAAAATCTCCACAAAAAATTATTTTAGAATCTTGTCCAACCCTAGTGATAATAGTATCTAGTTCATGAAAATTCATGTTTTGACATTCATCTACTATAATGATTGCATTATCGAAGGTCAGCCCCCGTAGAAAAGAAGTTGATAAAAAGAACAGAGTGCCTTGTCCTTTAAGTCGATCATATAGATTGTTGAATGATTGTTCACTGGGCATTTCAAACATGAACTGAACCATGTTCTGATATGGCACTTGATATAGTGCAGCCTTGTCTTCTTCATCGCCAGGAAGAAATCCAATTTCTCTTGTGGGTATAAGGGAACGCACAAGGACAACCTTATCATAAGATTTCTTCAAATCTAATATGTCTTTTAGTGCCAAATATAATGAAATGAAAGTTTTACCTGTACCCGCTGCACCAAATAAAAACTGATTTTTACCCTTCTTCCAAGAATCAAAAACCACTTTCTGATTATCAGTAATTGGTTTAACAGTAACAAAGTTGCTGTGATTAATTTCTTTATTTTTCTTACTGCTGGCCATCTTTTATATCCCAATCATATAATAGTGAGAGGGGCGTATATATACGCCCCTCTCTATGGTACATGGGCGGAGGGACTTCCAAGCTTATATCTACGCTGTGCGTAGATGCTGAAGTTTGATTTCTCGCCCGTACCAATATTTATATTACCTTATGCTTTTTCAATACATTCCTTGTTTGTAAAGTTTTAGTTGATGGTCGGCTATATCTATCTGCAAGAGGGGAACTAGGATGTGCATTTGCTATTTGTTCCATACGCTCATTAAATCCGCCATCCACTTTAGGTCCAACACTCATAATATGATCTCCAACCGCTGCAAACATTACTGGAACCTGACTAATATGTGGATTATCTTTTAAATATTTTTCTCTTTCACTTATACCCATAAATTCTTCAAAGATTTCCTCTGTATTATTGTCTATAAATGTATATGTCGGCATTAAACCTTTAACTCCAATTGATCAGGATTGCCTCCCAATTCTTTAATTTTGTACTTCAAATTTAAAATGGTTTCTGCAAGCTCTTTTTGTCTCATTAACATAACATGTACAGATTTTTGCAATTCTATAATTTCTCTTCTCAGCAAATCTTCCTTGTTCATTACCTTTGTCATGTTTCATGACTCCTTCTAATATATAGGGAACTTTGTTATTCCTATTCGGTTGCGTACATATCCGAATTTCGGTTCTCAAAAAGTTCATTACCATCAAAATAATCATCCCAGAATTCCTTTAGCATCTGGCTAACAATAAGAACATCATGCTTTTTCATATAATGAGCAGCAGCTCGATTATAAATGTCACGTTCCATTTCAGTCATCTTTTAAGCTTCTTCCTTTATATCATCACGTTCTGTAAGTCCTTCGTTCTCACAGAACCGAATAAACAAACCCAACTGTCGTCCATAGGCTTCTATCTCCCAAGGATAATCAAAATAATCAACCTCTTTCATATGAATTTTTTCACCCTTAAATCGAACCATATTAGGTTTCATATATTCATACATTTCATCCTTGGCCCATTGCTTAACATGAACCATTTCATGAGCAAGGCTAATCAGAAGATTTCGAATTTTCACGCCAGAGTCAAGGTTGATAGTAAACTCTCTAGGACGAGGGCCGTCATCTTCCCAGATAGCAGTGCCCTCACAATCAGTCTTATCTATCATATTTTTCTTGAGGTTGATGTTGATGTCCAAACCAGCGATGAGTCTCTTACCCATCAACTTCTCAGCATACCACCAAGCCGCAGTTTTTACTAACTTGCGAGTTGTCTTGTTGGAACCTTTAACGTGAATAAGCATTAGAGATACAAGGGGCCCGTCCAGTTGATAGGATAGTTCCCCTCAAGGATGTTTCCCCGAGCCTTGTTCCGAGCAGGAGCAGCGTAACCAGCAGGTTTCAGAATGTCACCCTTCTTGAACTTCTTGTCATTGTCAACACCAACGACAAACGCCTTAACACCACCTGATTTTTCATGAATCTTGATATACTTCTTACCGTAGGTGATGGTGAAACCATCAACAAACTCGGCACACATCTTCTTCCGAATATCATCATTCGGAGGCATGAACTTCGTATAGTCCTCAATCATAGCGTTCTTCATCTTAGTAAGGCCCGTGAGGACAGTATCAGCACCTTCAGCAACGTAAACAGTCATATCAACCTCTTTCAATCATCATTATGTCCTTATTTTACCATACGGAACAGAATTTGTCAAGCAAAATCGTAAAAAAATATGTCCCCTAAGTCCTTGATTCTAAACGATTTTGTAAAAAAACTTCATATCCACAAATTGTGTGACATTTTTACAACATTATCCTGTCCGTGGAAGTTCTTGATAAGTATCCCCGATAATCGTAAATTCATCATTCCAATCAAAGGCTTCCATCACCACATTTTTAGAGAGGCCCTTGTATTTTTGGTGTAAAATTTTGTCTTTCGCAGCGACCAACAAGTCTGCCTCGTCAGGATGCAAACTTTCCAACAACCGAATAAACATCATCTCTCGCCTGTCCTGTTGTAGGGAATTGTTACCCCCCTCAATATAATGATAAAGCTTTCTCGCTTCATACGACAAATCGCTGTGTTCTGTTCCTTCTGGTGCTTCATTTATAGTATATGGAACTTCACCCATTGGAAGAAGCCACTTAATCTTGGGATCAAAAGAGGATTTAATTATCATACGAAGAGAATCAGTATTATGTTCTTTCAGATATGTAACCTTATCTTTCTTTGTTTTAATCTTACCCAACTTGGATAGCACTTCATGGAATGAAGGTGTATATGTTTCTTCTGGCATTAGAATTCTCCAATCGATTCTGTGAGATTTCGCAATCTCTTTTGTATAAAATAATTTAGTAGTTTACTACGATCACCTGATGGTGCATTGTGATACTCTTCTAGAATTTTAAGATAGAGCTCATCTGGTGATTTGGTTAAGTCAATCAGAGTTACATTCCTCTGAAAGTTTCTTTTTGTTTCATCATTAGGCAATACATCTTCAATAGGCATATTCCCTAGTTCTGGATGTTCATTGTCAATCCATGATGATATCTTTTTCTTACCTAAAGGACGTTGACGCAATCCATCAACAAAAGTATTGTCTGATGACAGTACATTTGGTATACCATCACTTGCATCTCCCTTTAGAACATGCTCCTGTAGATATCGGTAAGGGTCTTCACCATTAACAAATTTCTTGGTAATAGGACTGAACTGTGATACATTCTTGTACTTCTGCAGCTGAATGAAATCCTTATCACCCGACAGAATGAGTGTCTTACCGTTATCAAACTCTAATTCACCACACAATGCAGCGATGATATCATCTGCTTCTGCACCGTAGACTTCTAGAAACTTGTAAGGGAAAATATCTTTAAGTTCATCCCTGATAGAATTCAAAACTTCAAAGATGGCATCCCAATCTTTGTTGTCATTCTCTCTGGACTTCCTTCTGTTCGCCTTATATTGGGGAAAGTAATCACGTCGCCAATAATGTTTAGAGTCATAACACAAAACCAATTCACCAAACTCTGAAGAAAATTTGGTACGATACATACGTAAAGAATTGAGAATCATATGTCTCACCATATTTTCATCAAGCTCTTTAGACTTACTCATGTGCAAGTGCATCATTACACTTGCAAGAGAAATCTGGTTCATATCAACTAATATAATTTTCTTAATCCTTGTTATAATAAATCTGGGTCGTCATTATCATCATCATCATCGCCATCAATAAGATGTTGATTTTCAACTGTTTCTAAATATAATAATAATTCTTCAACCTGTTCTTGATTTAATTTCCCCCCAGTAAAAGACAATAATGCCTCTTTTTCTATAGAAAGTTCTTTTAAAAGACCAGATATCATTTGCGTTGGGTATGAAAATCCTATACTTCTATATATACTGCCTTTCATTATTTCAATTATTAATGACATTTCATAAACAAAATTCTTATCATCAATGTTAATACCATTCTTTTTTAAATTATGAATTGCTTGAACAATAGTGTCTTGAGTAAGGCCATTAACAAATTCTTGAGCAGCTACAACTTTAGAAACCTCTTTAGTTATTTCTTCAGCAGAAAGAGAATTATTTTCTTCCTTTTCTGGCCACGGGCCTTTTATTACGTTTGCTGACTTCTTCTCTGTCGTTTCCATATCCCATTTCCTCTTCAAACATTTCTTTTGTGTAGACGCATCCCATATCGGGATAAAAAGTTCCAATATCTCTTTTGGGTTGGCCCTTCTTGGAACCATACCAGTGATAAGCTAAAGCAGTGCAACGCTTGAGAATTTTATGCTGTTGATTTTCACCATAAAAATCATCAATCCAATCACCATCTCTAAGATATTTTTGCATATTTTTTATATATCCTTCATGAATAGCTACTTGTGCTAGAGACCCTTTAATTTTTTGTCTTACTTGAGCCCGTGCTTCTTTAGCAAGATCTTTTTGT